CAAAAAATTTATGCCCCAGTACAGAAGCAAGTATTGGGATGGGTATGTACATCTATTCAACATGAAAACCAAGAGGATCTATGTAGGTCTTCTTGATAAAGTTGTTGCGTTCTGTGAAACATCAGGATACACCTATAAATTTGAGGATAACAAGTTCTATGGTCCTCCATTTGAAGTCAATGAAATGATTTCAGAAGAGGGTGTGAAAGATTTTATGAAAGCAATCACACCATTAAAACCAAGAGAATATCAGATTGATGCTGTTCATGATGCATTGAGGTACAACAGGAAACTGCTTATCTCACCCACTGCATCTGGTAAATCATTTATGATTTACACTATTGTTAGATTTCATGTTAATGCTGGTAGAAAGATACTGCTTGTAGTTCCAACCACATCTCTTGTAGAACAGATGTTTAAGGACTTCCAGGACTATGGATGGGATGCTGAAAATCACTGTCATAGAATATATG